GCATGAGCAGATACGGGTGGATATTCTTTCACAAATAGTTCACCCATAGTCTTTTCTCTTACACCACCCATAGCAGCCATGTATTGCTTCTCTGTGAGTTTTTCTAACTCATCCATGGTAACATCTAGTATGTTGGCATCAACACGCTCTGAGATACGCTCTTCAGCCATCTCCATAGTGATATATAATACGGGTATACCTTGAAGTAGGTCTGCTGCCGCCATATGACACATACATGCTGTTTTACCTGTTCCTGTTGCACCAAGAAGAATAGTTTCAGTCTTCTTTGGTAAACCACCACGAGTAATTGTGTTCATCATACTAATGTCGAAAGGAATACGTGGCGTATCACGATGATAAAACTGGTAGCGTTCCGATGATTGCGCAAAGAAATCATGACCAACATCAGCATCCAAACACACCGCCAAAGCATCATTCAATAATTCAGGAATCTCACCATTACCCCTATCAGAGTCCTCAATCACTTCGATTGAATCCATGATGGCTAGGTAAACAGCACGCTCTTGAATATATTTTTCAGTTGTATCGGTTAACCACTCAATATCAGGTGAATCGGTGTTATGAAATATATCGAAACATTGACTTATTTTATTAAACGCACCTTGAACTTCATCCTCTTCCAAACCACCACGAACCTCTAACTCTAAAGACAAAGCTTCTTTGGTAGGCATACTAGAATATTTCTTTCCATATGCATCAATCTCTTCAAAGACGATTTGAATCGACCTATCAGTGAAATATTTTGGTAAGATATGAGGAATCACTTTACGTGAAAATGATTCCTCATTTAGGATGTGCGCCAAGATAAGGTCTTCTACATCAATAGAAGATTTATACTCATCTGTCATACTCATCTTGTCCTTTAAATCGTATTTGGTTCTACCGATGTCAATGACATCATAAATCTGCACAAAGTTTGCTCAAAATCTTCGATATTAGTTGGATGAACATCATCGATGATATTGTAATCAATGGCGATATTATGCATTGATTCATCTTCGTGGTCATCTTCTGCTCTTATATCAACAATCACAATATTAATACCCTCTAAAGTGATAGAGCCATTGCCGTGTAATTCAAACGTTGGAATATCAATCATTAGAATAAATCCGTACTTGCAATAGAATTATGTTTGAATGAATAACGCCTTTCAAAATACTCATGGAACTTAACGTCTTCCAATAACGGTTTCCAAAATTCTTCAGCATTCGCCCAAATAGTTTTTTCGCGCCACGACTTATCATCTTTAACACAAGGTCGACTATACCAACCTTGTTTCGGTTTGGTTACAAATCCACCTGCCAAAGCATCTTCCAAAATACCATAGTAAGGATGAATACCGCCATCATGCTTAATCATGTATTTTAACTTACTATGCTCAACAGCGTAGCGACCTTTCTGCACCTTGGCAGTGATAATAGCACCATCAATTTCATCACCGTCTTTAGAGCGTGCTTTAGAAGTACACATAACGATAGAACTACATGCGAAATAAGCACCCTTACCACCACCAACAGCCAATGGATTATACTGGTCCATTGTCGAAATCACATGATTCACAATCAAAACCGTACAACCAAGACCCGTTAGGATACGAGCAAAACTATTTTTCTTTTTGGCTGCAGTCATATCAGATACATCTTTACCATCTTTGGCATCTTTAACGGCTTTGGAGGTATTCACATTACCCCATGAGTCGATAACTAAAATAAGCTTCTCACGCTCGCTTCTATCTAAATCTTCGAGCATGTTAACAACTATTGTTTGAACTTCTTCAAGTTGATTGTTCTGAATAACAACCATCCTATCTGTGTTCACACCAATCGTTGATGCGAATGATTCGCTATAAGCAAATTCGGTATCAATCAATGCCGCATCCATATCATATTGTCGTTGTGCATTACGAATAACCTTATTGGCGACAAATGATTTACCAAGTGCAGAATCAGCGGCAATCATAGATACTTGACCACGCGGAATACCACCATACAACTTACCACTGAATAATAGGTTAATCGACAAACACCCAGTAGATATAAATTGTGTATCTTTTTGTGTATGTAATGATTCTTTTACAATCTTATTTTTGAGTAGTCGTGAGGTTATACTGCTCAAAACTGGGTCTCATATTCATCAATAGAATGGTGTTCATGTTGGAAGTCTTCCACTTTATTATCAAAATATTCCATAATTTTAGTCATATTTTCGTCGCTTCGTAGGAAGAAATGTATAGCCGCAACATCATATAAAACAGCTGGTGCTGCAGGTAGTGATTTATATGATTCAGGTAGATGCAAGTCAATCGAATATTGAGTCATATCCTCATTAGTCGGTAGGAAATTTAAGCTGATAGGCTCAATAACCTGCTGCACATCTTCGTTAATTTTATCTGTCATTTTTAAATGAACTCCTTCATGGCTTCGGAAAAGTCATATGTTGTTTTGTCCTGACTATATAAGTCAATGAGTTTTTTAATGAAATCTTTATCGGTAATCTTCGATTCGAGAATACTAACATAATACCACGATGCTGCAATCAAATTTGTTTCTGATGTATTCAATGAAATTTCTTTCAAGATAACTTCTTGCTCATCTTCATTCACAATGAGCGCCGAATTGAAAACAAGACCTGCGATGTCTTCGCCAAAGCGACCAAATACATGCTCAATATCCATCTCATTTGATTTTAGCATTGATAAGAAGTATACAACCGCTTGTTGAAGCGACGAACCACAATTCAGCCCAATATACTTTTCAACTTCACCCAAGAACTTAAGCTCTTCCGATGATAGTTTCTTTGATGCAATTTCTTTTATTTCTAGTAGTGTTAAATCATTACCTTTATTCATTCGCAAATTATATCGCCATGAATGAATATATCAAGAACTATTTCTCGTTTGTTAGTTCTGTCTCATATCTCTTAAGTAGTGCGTCATCAAGTGGTGTGATGTGTCCTGACGATTTCTTGAAGTTTAGGACGAATACCTTATCTTCAAGGTCTTTATGCCTTAGAATGCGAATATCCTGCTGCACTAGCTTAACATCATCTGTTTGGTTATATCTTTCTTCTGCAAATAATACGCCTGATACAAGACTACCAAAGATAGCAATAGTTCCTGTCACCACTTTAATAGGATTATTCTTAATAAAATCGAACATTGTATCACCTCGCAATGCACTATTTATCTAAATCAGAATGTCCACACGACTTGAGTTAATATTTTAGTTGGATATTTGGTGCTTCCTGCAGAACCATTATATCTTGCCAATGCAGCAATCAGGTTATGGTCGGCTTTCTCTAAGTATATTTTTAGGATGGCAGAACCGTATTGAAGATTAACTTCTAAGTCATGAAGATTATCTGATGGGTGACCAATCTCATCTTTCCAAAATGGCATCACCTGAAGCAGACCTTTAGCGCCTACATAACTTTTGGCATTGATATTAAATGATGATTCTGATGCAGCAATAGCGAAGATTAGTTTAGGGTCTAAATCATTATAGTATGCACACAACAATACGCTATCCACGATTTCTTCTGAATTACCATTATGGTAACTTTTTACATAGTCCAAGTATCTTTTCTTGTTTGGATATGTTCTTAGATAATTAGCAATATTACTCTCTAAGTACTCAACATGCGCTACTTGTTTAACATTATCATTAACCCACTTATCCAATAGTGCTATAGGCAAGACAATAAAATGGAAAAATAATAGCAAGGTTATTGATGTATATTTCATAAAGGTTTCACTCATAGTAATCTCCGTTCAATACTTCTGCCGTGAACTATAATAATCAATATTGTAATGCCTGTCAAAAATAAAACTTGGCTAAACCCTAAATTAGCCAAGTGGCTGTAACCTCTAACCAAAGAAGGACATAACTTGATGGGGTTTGGATACTCGTCATGTGTACATTACCCAAATCATTAACAGTGTGTCATTATACGACTAGGGATGCCGCTAATGAGTTTACTTGCCCTCTATTACATACTATTTAGTTAGTAAATAATATGCCATTTCTGTGAGTGCTACGCCAGGATGGATATGAGTTTCTTCATGATGCTCATTTTCACGATGGCTACCTGACACATATAATCCTGATGGAAGCTGATATACATACAACTTAAAAATCAGCATAAGGTCAGCCCAGTCGCGTCTATGCTTGCATGGGTTACATTCAGAACGACCATTCAATAAAATCGTGACTTCTTTGATATGAGCATGAAGCGTGCCTTTACTAACAATATCATGAGGGTTCATTATCTCAACAACTTTTAAAATCCTATCCAAATCACACATCATTTACACTTCCCGTTACCAATTCCCAATAAATTTTAGATTTTGTAGACATATCACCTCTTTTTACAAGACCTCTTTCTACCAAAGCATTTAGTCGATTCCTAAAATATGCTGCGCCAATTTGGAAATCTAACTTGGTGGATATAGCCACATAGTAATTAAGGTGAGTCGTACTTAGATATGCGACTTCTTCATTATAAAATTTATCCTTTATGATATGAAAAATCTTATCCTCAATCAATTCTTCTATGTGTTTATCGCGATAGCAGACTTCTTTTTTTCAACCTCTTGATTTCTTCATCTTTTTGGTCGAGTTTCTTAGTCATGTTGTTAATCTCCGTTCAATGTTTCTATGGCGAACTATAATCGTCTAAAAGTTATTTGCAAGCCTTATTAGATTAGACCCCATTTGATTTGATTTTTATAGAATGAGTCCACTCGATGTACTAACCCAGCGGATTCCATTCTTTTTAGTCGATTTCTAATATAAGTCGTGGTACATTCATACTTACATGATACGAGATTACGCAAAACATAAGTCATAGCACCAAACCTATAAGAGTATCGTAAAATCTTAATAAGTTCTCTATCAATGTGATTTAATGTCATCAACTATACACCAACTTACCTTTATTTCTCGATGCTGCTACATATGCAGCGTTAACGGCGTAGCCTGCGAAATCACCTAAATCTATATAAACATCTCTAAAAGTCGAACCTTGACTCTTATGTGATGTCATAGAGAATGGATGGGCGAACCTTAGTATCGCATTTTCGATTTCAAAGTATTCTCGCCAAGCAGACTTCCTATCTTCTTCCAAACCACGAGCAGAAGCATAATCACCAATCTTCTTGAACTTACCGCATTTATTTTGAAGTTCTCTTGCTATTTTCAATGCCTTCTTAAGTTCAATTTGATAATTGGATTCTGGGTCATCAGGATTTGGATGATAAAACACATCATACAGAAAATCACCATGTTCAGATTTGATGGTTAATTGGTAACCAAACGTCTCATTCCATATATCACTTTTTTCAATAATTTCTATGTAATCAAAGTTATTGATTAAACCACTATCCAATGTAGCTGTACATATAACAATTTGACCTTTTTCTAAACCAAATCTATCATGACCATAAAGCTTTTCGCATACTCTATCTTGGACGCTATTTACAACCTTGTTGGTGTATCCAATGAATACGTCCATACTTAGTTCCGTTTCAGCGCAAACTCCAGCTTTTGGTTGTACAATAGCTTCGATGAATGCATCAGAAGCGTTTTTGGATTTGATTACTGTATTATCAATAGGAGCGATTGCATCAACACCTCTAATTTTAGCATCATCAAGCATAGCAAGATAATCTAAATCGGTGTTCCTTTGGGGAACATTAAGAACATTTCTGCATGGTATATTATGTAGGTCAATCGCTTCTCTTTTTACGGGTGCTAATTGAAACTCATCACCAACGACAATAATTTTGAACCCATACTCTTTAGCCATATTATAAATGGACACTAGAACATCTCTAGCTACCATAGATATTTCATCAATGACTAGAACATTAGGCGTTTTATTTTGGAGGATGGACTGACCACCATTACCAAACTTAGTATTACCGTCATCGTCAACATAATCAGGGGCAACACCAAGCATTTGAGCAATCGTACCCACAACCACGCTCTTACCACCCCAATATTTAACGGTGAATATTGGCTTAGGTCTTTCAACCTCAACCTCACCCTTTAAATTGGATATTGCGATTTTCAAGGCTTTGTTAGTCGGCGCGCAAAGCATCACAGACAACCCTTTGGTTTTGACAAGGTACTTGATTAGTCGTCCTGTGGTGTAGGATTTACCTACACCTGGACCACCGAATAATGAACCCACTATACCTTTAGAATCTAGCATCTTTAATATACTAAATACTGCTACCTTTTGAGAAGAATCTAGCGTTTTCATTAGGCTACAGTATACAGAATATCTTTATCTTCAACAATACGTTGAGTCTCGCCTACAACCTGACCATAATTGGTCTCAATTGCCACCTTAGCACCAACCTTGATGTCGGAATCAATCGGCGTACGTGTACCATCACCATTCAGCTTGCCATCACCGATAGCTAGAACAACACCAATTTCGGTTTCAGACTTACCAGCCGTATGCATGAGGATAATCCCACCATCGCTTTTTGTTTCTTCTTCTTCAACAATTTCCAACAAAACCATATTGTTTCTTGGTCTAATATTCACGCTCATGTATTACCTTCCAATGCTTTAGTTAGTAAATTGTACACTTCCATGATGGCATCACGCATAATCAATAAGTCGGCTGCAAAACAATCACCAAACTCAACATCATACTTAATACCTTTTAATGTGAAGTCATCTACCAACGTGAAGATAACAGTTTCCGTACCAATAGCAAGCTGCGTGACGCGATAACCATCATTAATCATCTTAACAACATTTTCTTGCTGCATCGTTTGATTTTTGAATGTTACTTTCTGCTTATCGTGTGTGAGAATACCGCTATCCAACACACTAAATTCTTCAACACCAACCAAATTTTTATCTTCGATTACCATTCGGGTCATAAGTAATGATAAGCTTGTTTGTTGTTCAGGGATAGTAATCTGCATACCAAGCGATTTAAGCAACAAAACCATTATTTCATCGCATTGATTATTTGAGGTACTTTCCATCAACACTTGGTTTGTATTTTGTAGGATTAGAACCTTAACACTTTTTGTCGATGATAGTGCATGCTCCATTAATTTGTTTATGGTATTTTCTTTTAGTTCTGCACGCTCATGTTTAGCAGGCGAACGACCAGTATCGACTTCAAATTTATTGAGGCATTTTTGCATTTCTGAAAACACAGCCGAAGCAGGTAAAATCTTCTGGTTAATCGTATACCGCAAACAAATAATATCTTCTGATGATACGTATCGCGTTCCTGTATCCATTTCACTCCAACCAGAGTTTGATAATTCAAGCGGTCTTAGGTCACGTGATTTGTATGCTTCAAGTTTTTCTTCGATTGTTGATAGGCTTAGGTCTTCAACCCTATAATCATATAACGTACATTTCTTCATTTTTATTCAATTCCTATGTATTGGTATCAATTTTTATTTAAAACGGCTTGGTGACGTGTTTAAGCGCGCCTAATTGGTATATTAGGCACGCTTTTACATCACGAATGTAGAATCTTAGGTGAATTTGGTTGGATGATAGTAGCAAACTGTTGTGTGTAGACAGAAATCATATTATCAGTTGTATCCAAAATCAACATCACATCAGATGATTCAACAGGAATCTTACGGCTCTTAGCGAAAGCACACCATGGAATCAAAGCAGTTTCGATTTCATTATTGTCATTATAACGCTGAGAAACGGTTACGGGGTTTTCAGCAATCAACCCTGTTTCTGTTTCTTCAATATCAGCGATGAACTCTTCACCGCTTTTCAATTTTACAAATTTCACATTACTCATATTACATCATACTCCATTTTTATTTTATTTTATTCGTCCAAGCTACGTTCAACTATGAACATTTCTTCGATTTCTTCAAAGGTATTAGCCTCTGTTTTATCTTCACGTAGTTCAATGAAGATTGGTAAGTCTAAGCTTAGGTCACCGCTTTTTGCATTACTTGTGATGCCTACAGATTTAATCGTGATAATTCGACCACGCAAGTCTTGACCCCAATAATCGACACGCTGTTGCATATCTAATCCTGAACCAACCCCTGTAGTAATGCGACCATCTTTCGACTTTACCTGAAATGCACCTAACTTTCCCAAGCAGTCATTCTTACCTTCTTCGTTAGCAACAATTTCCATTTCAAACTCAACAAAAAGTTTAAGTTTAACTTGGTCTTTACTACGAGTATTTGACCAATAACCAAGAAGATTTTTAAGAACAGAACCTTCTTTACCTTCTTTAATCATTTTACGGAAAAATGTCTTAGCTTGAACTAGGTTATTAACAACTTCTGTTTCAGGTAAGCCCATGGTGTCATATGCGCCCAAATGAATCGTATCTGAGATTGCTTCCCAACGAGCCTTATAAGGTGCTTCAAAAGGCAAAACGTCAACGAAATTAGACAATGGAATAGCATCCCAAACAACAAAACGAACACGAGATAATTCATCATCACTTAAGCTTTGTTTATTTAAAATACCATTACCTGTTTTGCGCTCTAAAATATCACCATCTGCATCAAGCACAAGTAACTCACCATCAAGAACCATTTCGTTGATTCCACTATAACATGTGTTTGGTTTACTAGATAACTCGCTAGCAAACTCTTTAACAACAGAATCAAGAGCACCTTCCAACATGATAGGTTTACCTGAGCGACCATTCACTTCAACTTTACCGTTGGCTGTGATGAGGAAATTAACTCGCATACCATCCATTTTTTCTTGAATCAGTGCAGGGTATCGAATAGCTTTCATATTATCTTCATTGAATGAAGAAGCAAGCATACATGGATATACTGGAATTAGAGAATCCCAAACCTTATTGATAGTTGATACAGAGAAACCAGAGCGTAAGTTCTTAAGTACAACTTTACCTAATACTTCTGCATCATCAGCTTCAATAGATTCCAATACACGAGCCAAGAATTCTTTTGCTTTATTACCTGTCAATTTTCTTGATGAAATGATAGATAATTGCTTTAATGCTACAAGCAACGGAATACCAAACCCAGCTGGCTGTTTTTCATATTCAGGCAGTTTACGGACGAAGAAGTTGGTGTATGGGTTATTTGCTAAGAAACAAACCATTTTAAGCGTTTGGTTTTCTTTATATCCTGTTAATATGGATTCTTTCTCTGTCTTCTTTGGTGTTTCTGAAACAGCATCCAAGATAGCCTTTGTTGTTTGATACCTAGTAGGCATCTTAAATTCATCGCTCATTTATTTAATCCTCATTTATTCTCTTCTATTTTATACGAAGCAAATGATAACACAATATTATATGTGTGCAATAACTATTGTTCACCGTAATGTAGATAACCACCAATAATATACTTATCATTAGATACAGGAATTTCGCCTGCGTGTGGGTATGTCCACGTAGGAGGGAAAACTAGAACACTACCACGTTTAGGCTTAATAGATTGCTTTGTATCAATGAACGTTGTTTCGCCGCCTTCTTCAACATCATTTAGATACAAGAAGAATACCAAGAACCTCTGATTGTCGTGAACACTATTCACATCAACATGAGGACTGAATCGACCATAACCTGCTTCATATTTCTTCATTCTGAAATCTTCAAACTTAATTTCTTCCGACCATTGATAAGTTTTAATATCACACTCTTTACAGTATTGCCTGATGACGCTAATAAAGCGACTGGTCATATCATCATACACATCATCAAAAAGCACACACTTCCTTGTATCAAGAACCTTAAAGTATCTATGGTCTTCGACAATATCAAGTTCAGGTTCTGACTTTTCAAATTTGGCTATTAGGTTAGCACAATCTTCCTCGCTAAACACATCTTCAAACAATTTTATATATTTCATATTAATCTCATCCTATTCATACATACTTTCTAATGTTGCTTCCTTTTCAGATACCCAACCTACAGAATGAAGCATCGATTCCATTGGGGCTAAAAATGTTTTCGTATACATTGTTCTATAATCAATACACTCATGCAAATCGAACACCTTTGGTAATGATAAGTGTGACGGGAATCCAATCACTTCATATTTAACATGATTTGGCAATTTCAAATCAACAAATTTAATCTTATCTGCGTCAACGATAGGTCGCTCATCAGTAAGACCATATTCTTCAATCATATGATTATACATTAAAGCTGCTTTAACCTGCTTCGGTGCGCCTTTAGCGTGTATTGTGGATGAACCTTTATACTTCTGAATGTTATTCACACCACGTGGATATGCAATACTTTCAATCGGTAAAGTTTTAAATTCTTCCTTGAAC